CGCATTTTATGTAAATTACACCTATTGACTATGTGTAATGTAGTGTGTTCTCATAACCTATTGATTTCATTAACTTATTACACCATTACGTCTATTACACTCAATTTCAAAAAAATAAAAAAAATAAAATCACTTTTTCATTTTTGTTCTACTGAATAGCTGAAATTGACCGTGATCCGTGATCCCCGCACCTTTCCCCTGTATAAACCCCCAGTGCTTCCAGCCCTACTGCACCCTATCCCCCAACCACCGCCGGTGCTCCCCCGACAGCATCTTGGCCGCTATCTCCATGGGCAGCAGCTCACCAAACTCAATCTCTGTCACGTCCCCGCTACCCATCACCGGCCCGAAGAGGGCGTACTTCTGTCCGCCGGCCGTGATCACCACTATTTGGACCATGGCCCGTGGCTCGAGGGCCTTGACGATATCCTGCAGGGACGGGGTCACTTCCTCAGCTCCGAGCTGAGTTCCTCCACCTTCGCCAGGAGTTCCTGCGCCTGGGCGGCCAGGTGCTCCATTTGGTCGTTCTGCACCTCAATCCTTCTGCGCAAGCCGTTGACGTACTCCAGAGTTTCTACGCAGGCGATAAGGTAAGGTGGGTTTTCCGTCGAAAAGATTGCGGGTCTCATGTGGTTTGCTCCTTTTGTTGCTCCTTCAAGCTCTCAACATATTGCACCAGGTGGGCCAGGACCTGCGGCTCCAGGGCCACCACGTTGTTTTCGTGGTGGTTGACCGCCAGCCACACGGAGTAGCCGTCAGAGCTGGCGTACACGCCGTCACCCAGGTAGGTTGACGGGTATTTTTCATCTTCATCCATTGTTATTCTCCCCAGTTTCGTTCAGCTCCTCAATCGTTTTTTGTACGTTTAACGCGGCCCGCATGCCATCTTCATAGCCCTTTTGGTACGCACTTTCGTCGCACTTAATCAATTCGTTGATTAGGTTCATAGCCTCTGTGCATACGCGTGTAAGGCTGTCTAACGCAAGTTCTTTCTTGGGTATCATTCTGTTTCCTTTGGTTTGATTTCCACTTCTTCCGAAGCGCCGATGTGATATACGTTGCCCTCATCATCTGTACACACACTGTACATACCGTCGATGTGGTGGAACTTCAACTCCAGTCCATTTTCTAGCACGATCGTGCTATTTCTGGGTACGTTATATAGCTTCATGTGTTCTTCTCCTGCAATTTGGCAATAAGGGTAAGGGCAAATAGGTACATCTCACGCGTTTCGTTGTACCCAGGCGTACCGTGTATTTCGGCGTCCGTCAAACCAACCCACGGGCAGTGCGCTGGCTGTGCCTCAAGTTCACGGCGTAGCGCCATCTCTGCCTGCCGCGCTGCCGTTGCCTCACGAATCCAATAGTCCAAATCTTGCGTTGGCTGCACCCAATCTTCAAAAGGTATTCCTTTAGGATGGGCGTTGTCAATTACAGTAATTTTGTAAATAAGCTCCTGCGCTGGCTGTGCCCTAGCATCACAAGCCGCACATCCGCCAATGCACACCTTGCATTTCCCGTCCTGCAACTTAGCCGCAGCCATTGCTCTCTTAGCTTGAAAGCCACCGCCCCATGCACCCTGCCGCTTTGCCAATTCGTCGAACGCCTCGTCTTCAGGTGTTTTCATAGCCAACTCCATATGATTGAGACAGCGCCACCAGTGCGAAGAAGTCAGTTATGTATTCCATGTTGTCTCCACCTCTGCATGTGTTTCAATCCATACTTTCGCGCCGCAAGATAGCGGGCCGTTCGGGCTGTAGACAACCTTGCTCGGGCCGTTTACTGACACGGCATTACAGCGTGTATTAGACTTGTACGTTTTGACGGTAAGCACAGGTAAGTCTGCCCCTTTCGCGTTAGCCTTAATGTTGTGCTGGTTTACGTGGATGATTGTCTTCATAACTCCTCCATCAGTGGGTTGATGTCGTCCATCAGGGTTTGAATTTTGTCAATGGTGGCAGCGCTGCTCACTCCGTACTTAGTGTGCTGGCGCAGGGCTTCGCGGATGTCGCTTAGTGTTGCCCAGTACCGATTACCCCATGAGGCCATCTGAAACTCCATGCTTTCCTCGGGTATCTTGAACATCAGTTCTGCATACACGGCATCTCTCCTTTCAGTATGTCGTACATCTTCAGCAAGGTCTCGCGGTCAAGGTAGTAGTTGCGTAGTACTCTCATAGCCAACTCCATATGATTGAGACAACGCCAGCCACAGCAAACAGCACAGTGAATATGGTGACTGCAACAAGAATAAAGCTGAAAACCAGGTCTTCAGTTTCGTCGTCGTCGTCTTTCATCAAAACTTCTCCTTATAAAACTTCCCGATAACCTCCGCCAGTTCGTGGATATGAAAGTCGCCGCCTTCGCCACCGGCGTCGCTGATCCAAATGTTCCCTGGCAGCACGCCCGGGGACAGTGTCCAGCCGGCCACGTGGACCTCGTAGCGTTCGCGACCGTCCTTCATGCCCTGGTCGTAGGCCACCTGGGCCTTGCACGCGTCCTCAATCGTCATCATGGTGTATTTCTGACATTCTTGCCAGACAAACCTGGCGTTTTCTTTGCCGATAAGTTTGTGTTCTGCTTTGCTCAATTGAAGCCACCAGTCTTCAAAGGTCATATCAACTCTCCATGTGGTCAAAAACAGCTTCGTCAATGCGCAGGCGCTCTTTGTGGGACATCTGGGCCTCGAGCCATGGCGCGGGTTGGCCCCTGCAGTCGAGGACTTCCCACTCCCCTTCCCCGCCTTCTGCGGGATAGCAATTCTCGGGTGGGCCGCCAATGTAAGCAGGGCGGTGGCTTTCCCAGGACAGCACGCGGATGATGCAGCCGACGCCGCAGCAGGTGTATTCAAATTCGGTCATGCCCTGATCTCCAAAAGCTGCTCGTCGCAGTCCTCGTCAACGTACACCGAGAACAGGGTCAGCTCAAAGTCGCCCTCTTCGGTTTCAATGACGATGTCCCGCGAGGCGGAAAACATGTCATTGGTTTTGCTGGACCGGGTCGCGCTGAAACGGATGCTTTTGACGCGGTGGATGTTCAAGTTGAAGTTCATCTATTTCTCTCTTTCTGTTGATGGAGGTTAAATTATAGCGGTATCGTACCAATTCTTCTCAGTAGTTTCCCTAATTTTTTATCGTGCATTGCCCTGCAAGCGGTCCGCGACCAGTGTGGCGTAGCCCGCGATGTCTACCCAGCTATCCACCCTGTCGGGGTTGCCGTTCACGATGCGGCCAATCTTGTGCAGAATCATCTCCAGGGCTTCCCACTGATCATCAGCAAAGGTCTTGTCGTGAATGGCTGCGTGGTCCGCGACCAGTCGTTTCATACCCTGCATCAGTGCAGCGCCGTCCTTGAACTTGCCGTAGTCCTGGGCACGCTCGTTGATGGTCTCATCCGCTCCGATTGTTTCGACCTCCGGCTCGCGCTCATCCTCATACTTCAAGTGTCCGCGCTCTACGCCTTCTCTAACATATTCTTCAGGCTTCAGTCCCAGCTTGGCTGCCAGAACTATGGCCTTAGAAGAAACAAGAACGCTGCGCCCTGTGCCAGGCTCAGGCACTGACACCATCGTAGGGTCCTCACACATGTTGTCCAAGATTTGCTTACGCAGCTTGTAGGTCATAGGCTTAGACGCCTGGTACTTCGCAGCCACCGTGGCCACGCTGCTGCCGGGGAATTTGCGAAAGTGTTCGCGGACTTTTTCAGACTTGTTCATGTGGTTTCCTTTTGAATTTCAACGATTGCACGTGCCTTGCCCTGGGCCAATGCCTTTAGGACAAAGTCGTGCGCCTTCTCAATGTCATGGACAGTGGCATGCGCCAACTGCTCCTCATGCAGGTCCATCACCAGCTGCAGGGCTGCCCACTGCTTGGCTGTCATGATGAACCGCATTCCGTTGGCCACGCCGCGCTGCGATAGGGCAAGCAAGGCGTCTTGCCCCTGCTTGATCTCGTCGAGCCAGTCGTGGCCTTTTCCCATGAGGGCCAGCGCTTCAGTGATGTTGAAAGCACCGATCAGCATGTCAATGTCGTTCTTGTTTGCCTCGCCCCTACGAAGGTGATCCAGGGCCGCGCGGTTCTTGATCTGTACGTCGAGGTACGTCCCTGGCAGATCGCGCACAGGCATAAGGCCTGACAGCACGAACTCCAGAGGGTTCTGGAGAACGGGGCGGGGGCGGTATTTGCTGCGCTTTCTCATGTGCTGCACGCCACAAAAAGACTGGCCAGCACCAGCGTCAGTAAGAGGGCGGAGAACATGATGGTTCTGTCGCGGACCAGGAGGCGGTAGTTGCCGAGCAGGATGTTCTGCAAGAGCTCCTCGTCTCCTGACATTGGCGCGGACCGTGGCACGTAAGCCAGGCCGATCAATACCTTGCCGGTGTTCACATACTTGCCTGTGGCGGCGAGTTTGTTGAATACCTGCTGTTCTCTCGTAAGGGGTTTCTTAGCCATTTCAACCTTTCTCCTTTCTATGTTGGAGCTGTGATCGTAGCACATTTATCTCACGTGTCAACAACTCAACTCTACTTTCTGCATCCAACCAGGCTCCACGCCATAGTCGCTGGTCCTCAATACGCTGTGCAGCCGCTTCAAGCATGTCTGTTATAAGAGGAAAGACTTCCTTAACCGAGCGCAGTTCCTCTTGTAGTTTCATGTTCACTCCATGAATGTTTTAGATATTCTTCTCGAAGCAGCCCATACAGCACCAGGTCTCCCCCGTCAGGGAAAGCCTTGCGCATGCACCCCTCGTACTTAAATCCCAGGCGCGACACAAACCGCTGGGCGTTGAGGTTTTCTGCCCGGATGAGGCCCGTGACCCGTGCTACTTCAAGCACTCTGAACGGAAACTCAAACGACGCGTTGAAGAAGCTGCGCGACAGCCAGCGGCTCTTGGGCCGTGCAGCGATGTGCATGTCCATGTTGGTGGCCGTAAAGGAAGAGAACACGGTGACCGCCAGGAACTCGTCGTTGTCGTCCACCAGGCTTATCGCAGTGACGTCCCCCGACACGCCTTCAATGCCGATGACCTCCTTGGCCCAGGCTACGGCCTCGTTGACCCGTTCAAAACGTAGAATTTTCACGATAGTTCTCCGCAATGTCGTCTTCAAACAACATCATCTGCTCCTCGGTGAGGGTCTTGGTGATGTCCACCTGGCGCGGCTTGCCGCTGGGGCCGGTGATAGTCAACAGGACCTTGGTGATGTCCAGTTGCGCGGGCAGTTCTGTGTCTTCTACCAGCATGGCCGGCAGCACCTCAAAAGTGAGTTCGACGGGGAACGTCATCTCGGTTTGATATTTCATTTTTGGCTTTCTCTCTTGTTTTGGCAATACGTTGTAGCGTCAGGGATTCTTCATAGGCAATGTCAAACACAGGAATCAGTAGGCAGTGCAGATACGCGCCCATTCCCATCTTGTAAAAGGCAGCCACTTCTTTGAGCATGTAATACGCCTCCTCGGGTACGGACACGGTAATCCAGCGCTGCCCCGCGCGCTTAGAGGGTGACGCACGTACAGCGTCATAGCGGTCTTTCTTTGGGCGTCCATTCTTCTTTGGCCTACCCCGTTTCTTCATTGGTTGGCGGATGTACGGCTCCGGGTTAGCGGGTACAACTTGGGTTCGTGGCGTGGCAGGTCTTCCCATTTAATTCTCCTTTCTATTTGGACTTATCAGTGTATCGGAAAAAAGGGGCTGGGAGCAAGCCCCCAGCCCTAACTTCACAACAAGGGCAACTGCGAGAAGCCCGGTATCAATTATGAAGCCTCTCCCCAGCTTGGTCCAGTATCCACGTCAACACGGGATGGAACCTCTAGGGTTACTGCTTTGGCCATGATCTCGGCTGCAGCGCGGGCCTCGTCGATGTTTCTGACGGACAGCGCTACTTCGTCGTGCACCTGCAGCAGCAATTTAAAGCCTGCCTTGTGCAGTGCCACCATGCCTGCTTTGGTCTGGTCTGCGGCCGACCCCTGGATCAGGCGGTTCAGACCCTTGTAGGTGCCCGCGCGCTTGATCCGTGAGCCGTATTCCATGACTGCCTGCTCACGCGGCAGCGCCTTGTTCACGCCCCACTCCACAGGCTCCCACAACGGGAAGCGGCACTTGCGGCCCAGGAGCGTGCGAATGGACCCGCCAGAGGCCGGGTGCTCAATGCGCTTCATCACCGCGTCCACGGTGCCCTTAAGGAACGGGACCTTGCTGTGGAATGTGGCGATCAGCTCGCTGGCCTCATCCAGGGGCAAGTCCAGCTGGGTGGCCAGCTTGGCTTTGCCCATGCCGTACATCAGGCCCAGGCCGATGGTCTTGGCAGCCTTGCGTTTAATTCCGGCCATGTCGGCGACCATCTGGTGGAAGTCCGTGTCGGGGTTGTCGCGGTAGGCCTGCGCCATCTTCTCCGCGCCCGGCAGGCCCAGCAGTGTGGCGTAGTGCACCAATAAACGCGGTTCTTGGGAAGAAAAGTCGTTTGCTGCCCAAATATCACCATCTTCGGGCAGGAACAACCCCCGCACCATGGGGCCGATGATCTCGTGGCGCGCGGGCACCTGCTGGAGGTTGGGGTTGGATGCTGACAGCCGCCCCGTGACGGTGCCGCCTTCCTCGTTGCGCATCTGGTTGAAGTGGGTATGGACGCGGCCGTCCTTAGCGCTGTGCTTCAGGTAAGGCTCCAGGAATGTGCCGTGGGTCTTGTTCAGCTCCCGGGCCTCCAGGATCATCTTGGACATAGGATGTTCATGCGTATCCAGAAAGCTCTTGGTGAAGCTCGGCGCGCCAGCAGCGGTCTTGGGGTACTGGATGCCCAGGCGGTCGAACGCGGCGGCAATGGACTGCGCGGCCCAGATGTCCACCTGCATGCCGGCCTGGCTCTTCAGGTACTTTAGGATTTCGGTTTCCTTGGTCCGCATCTCGGCCATCTTCTGCTCGCACTTGGCGCGGTTGAAGTTGATGCCCTGCAGCGTGATGTTCACCAGCACCGGCAGCACTTCGGTCTCCATCCTGAACACCGACTCGACCTCGTCGTTGCGCATCAGCGCCTTGAAGTGATGCCACAGCTTCAAGGTCAGCGCGGCGTCCTGCTCGGCGTAGTCGCCCACGTGCATGGCAGGCAGCTTCCACAATTCCTTCTTGGGGTGCACGCCAAAGTCAGACGCCGACTCCTTCAAGCCCTGCTCAGACTTGATCTCCTTGAGGTAGTCAAAGCCCAGGCTGTTCAAGCTGTACGCAAAGCGGTTCTCGTCCAGCACAGGTGCTGCCAGCATGGTGTCGTAGATCGTGCCGTTTACTTCAAATCCGGTGGCTCTGAGCCAGCCGAGGTCGTAGGCGGCGTTGTGCATGATCTTGTCTGCGGGCGTAGCCAGGACATCACGTATCCAGCGCTCCACAATACGCCTGTCCAAATTGCCACCACCAGCGTGAGCGACAGGGAAATAGCCAGCCCAACCGTCAATAGCAACGGCATAACCAACAATGTAACCGTCATTCCGAGGCCAGCCAGGGCCCAGGCTTTCCATGTTAGGGTCACAGGTTTCGAGGTCAATTGCAATCTCCTTGGCTTCACTGAGGTTGGGGAAAGATGCCGGCGGCAGCCACTCGGAAATCCGAGGGAACATAGGCATGGTCTTGGTATCGCGCTTCATAGTCTGAAGCCTTTCAGTTCATTCTTTGGCAGCACGATGTGCAGCGTTTGCTTGGCGCGGGTGATGCCCACATACAGCAGACGGTTGATGTCGTCTGAGTTCTTGTCGTAGTCCTTAGCAAAGCGCGTGGACAGGTCCGACATCAGCAGCACGTTGTCGGCCTCGCCACCTTTGGCACCGTGGATCGTGGACAGCTTGATAGGCACGTGGCCCGTGAGCTTTGTGTTGCGGCGCAGCAAAGCGACCAGATAGTCCCGGCGGTCCTCGCTAATCTTGGTCAGCGCCTTGTGCCAGATTTCATCTGAAAGAAGCCCATGCTTCTCTTTCAAGAGGTCAAGTGTGTACACACCTGCCGGGTCGGCCGTGCGCAGCATCTTGTGGCCGTGCTTGATGAAGTCGCTGCCCAGGTACTTGTAGACCACCTTGAGCACGTGGAACGGCACCTCGCCGCCCTTGCGCAGCTTCTCCCAGCCCAGCACCGCGATCAGGATGCTCTCACTCACGCTGCGTTGTCCGTGGCGCTCGAACAGCAGCCCCTGGCTTTTTATCCAGTCATGCATGTCGGTGAGCATGTAGTTGGCGCTGGCCAGGATGAGCCAGTTGCCGTGGCTGATGTCGACCTGCTGGAAGTCGTTGTAGTAGCTGATGCTGCCTTCCTCTTCGCGCGCCTTCCACACCTTGGGCTGGCGGTGCTTGATGCGGGTCACCACGCGATTGGCTAAGGCGTGGATTTTTGATGGTACCCGATACGACTGGTCAAGGATTTTGACATCACCCGTAAACCCCAGGAAACTTGCGACGTCGGCTCCGGCCCAGGTGTAGACCGCCTGGTCGTCGTCCCCTGCCAAAAAGGCGCGCTGGGAGCGCAACGCAAGTTGCTCGACCAGCCTCCATTGCAAGCGTGACAGGTCTTGTGCCTCGTCGATGATCAGGGCGTCCAGCTTTGGCAGGCGCTCGGGCTCCAGCAGCACGTGCTCCAGGAGGTCGGTGAAGTCCAGCAAACTGCGGGACGTCTTGTAGTGGCGGTAGGCCCGCTCGACGTACTCAAAGTGGTACCACTCAATCTGCATCTCAGACATGTTGTAGTGCGTGCGCAGGTCCATGCCGCGAATGCGGGCAATGTTGATCTCGTTCAGGATCGGGTTGTCGGCCTTGACCGCAAACTCCTCGTCGCCGTTCTCAATGGCCAGCTCAATGCCGGCCTCCAGGGCAAACTCGCGGTAGTGCTCCGGCGACATCATGTCCTTGGTGGTGATGCCCAGGCAGCGGTAGGCCAAACTGTGCAGCGTGCGAAAGAACGGGAAGTCCGTGTCGGGGTTTAGGTTGGGAAACTTCTGAATGGCCCGGTCGCGCGCTTCGGTGGCCGCCTTCTTAGTGAAAGCAAAGTAGCCGATCTTCATCGGGTGCACATTGTTCTCCAGCTCGGTCTCAACAATGCCTAGGAGGTAGGTGGTCTTGCCGGACCCTGGTGGGCCGAACACTTTGGTGGTGCTCATTCGTCCTCCCCCTCGTCCCACATGTCTTGGGTCCACACCAGCACTGGCGTATGTTCTCCGACGTAAGCCCCTTCGATATTGAACTCAATGTACTCGCGGGCATCTTCCGGGTCCATGCCGCCTTTTACAAGGTTCTCGCGGATTTTCTCCGCGTCGTAAACCAAAGCGTTACACAGGGAGCCGCCTCTCCAGACCGCAGCGGGCCCGAGGATCGCGTCGTCATGTCCGTCAATTTTTAGCATCAGAATGGGCTCCTTTGTGTGCGCTGCTCGGGGGTATCAAACGGTGCGTCTTGGTGGCTGAAGCGTGAAATCTTCCAGCACCGTGCTGCGCGGTTCTTGAGAAACAAACTAATTGGCTCGCCGCCCAGGTCGCGCAGGCGCTGCGCCATCTTCGGATGCGTCATGCCCTTGAAGTTGTTGCGCACCAGGTGCGCTTCCAGGTCCTTCATGCGGAAGTAGGTTTTGGCCTCGTTGTCGTCCGTCCAGGGACGGCCCATGAGGATTTCTTCGCGGTCCATTGCTTGCTGCAGGTGGGTGCAGAACTCTTCAAGTAGGTCGTTGAAGCGGCCGGTGATGCTGGTGTCTTCGCTGGCCTCGGTGATCTGCTCGGTCTCCACCATTTCCTTGAGCAGTGCATTGAGAAGCTGCTCCCAGTCTTGCTTGCGCAGCGTGGGCGGCAGGAGGTTCAGCTTTTCAACGCAGGCCTTCTGAAAGGCCGCCTGTGCAAACAGGCTCTCGGTGTCCAACTCGATCCGCTTGCCGTTGATGTCCAGGAACCACAGCGGCGGTTCTGAGTTGTACTTGGACAGTGAAGACATCTGCGGTGCATCTGGCCCGTTAGCCCCGATCCCGTGCTTGCGTGTCCTGCAAAGCCCGCTGTTGCAAAAGCTGTTGAGCGGTGAGTCCTTGCACTTGTAGCGATATTCTTTTTTGTGCAACTGCTTGACTAGGATTTGGACCTCGTTGTTGGGCAGCGGCGGTGAAACGTATTTCAGGTTGTGCTCGACCAGGGCGTCGTCCCAATGGATGGGGATGACCTTCTTAAGATAGATGCCAATGTTGAACAGCGCATTGTTGCGTGTGCCTTCAGGCACGCCCTGGGTGCACAAGGCCTGCAGGCATGGCGGGCCGTCCTTAATTGGATGGTCAGGTGCCTTTGGCTCTTCGGGGAACTTGAGGTCGGGGTCTTGCACCCACTGGTCGTACAGCTCGTAGAACTCTTCCAGGGTGGCCGCCGTGCCGTCGTCCCTGATGGCGTAGCGCATGGTCTGATCCCCACCGAAATACGGCAGGTTCAGGAAGTTGCCCGTGTCGCCACGGTCAACCAGGATTTCAGCTTGCTTGGGGAAAATCTCCCGGCCAGCTTCGCCCAGGAGGGCGGCGGAGGCCTTGAGAAACCGCTGCATCTCGGCAGCGGGTATGGGTTCTTTGGTGAACAGAAAAACGTGTGCGCCACCAGACTTGCTGCGGCACACAACCATTGGAAGCCCGAGGTTCCTGACCTTCTTTATCAGGCCGACGTGGTCCAGAGGATACTGGTCAATGTCAATACAGCCCCAGATGCAGGAGTTATCTGCCCGGATCGGAATAATTCCCAGACTCGGTTCAGCGCCTTCAAGGTGTTTGGCCCACAGGTCGTCCGTCGGTGGCTTGCGCACCACGACGGCCTTGCCTGCCTGCTTTCCGTCTCCACGAGATGACTCAATTTTGTATGTTCCATAGGCAATATCCAGGCCGGAAAAAATCGCTTTGAACCGGGTTATGTCAGTCATTTCTTCTTTCTAGTGAGGTGGGGCCTACTCAAGCCGGGAGGGGTACCCGTGTTTTGCCTTTCATGAGCTACATGAAACGACTCAACTATCAGTCTCCCAAACACTTTCGGCCCCGAAAATCAGAATGGTGCAGGACCGTTTCCGGCAGCTCCAGCTTCAGTTTCGTGCTTCACCTTCACGTCACCCGCACCGACTGACTGTGCGAATGTCTTGGCAGCATTGTAGATATCGGCGGACTCGACAGGGCCGGTGCGCTCGACTTCCCAACCGTACCACTTGCCCTTGTCGTTGGACTCGGCAACAGTAGAGAGTTTGTACATCTGGCTGTACATCGGCGGTGTGAACAAACCGTTCTTCCCGGACATCTTGACCGACTGCATCATGGAGTTCCACTTGCGGCTCTTCTTGAGCTGCGTAGACTTCATGGTGATAAGGGCCGGCTCAGGATAACCCGACGAGCCAATCATCATCACGTAGTAGTTGGCGGTGTTCTCAATGTAGTTGCCGTTGTCCAGGTAGTCCTTGTTGTCACCGGGCTCTTTATGAGTCTGTGACAGGACGTCACTGGTTGCCGGGTAAATGTGCACAGGTGCACCGCTACCTTGGCCACGTGGCATCCATTCGATGTACTGACGCACGTATGCGCAGGGAACAACAAAGATGCCGCTCTTACCGTCAAACAATTCACCCGTCACGGAGTTGAGGATCATGCCCGGGAGGGCACCATCAACTTCTCCAACTTCGGGGCTGGTGCTGGTGAGCAGGCGCAGGAAAGGCAGTGCATAGTCTTCCTGAGTCATGCCGTCAAAGCCGGCTCCAGCGTCCTGTTCCAGGTCGCCCAGAACTGCCACTGCAGTGCCACCCTTTTGTTCTGCGATTTCGTTTTTAGCCATGATTCTTTTCCTTGTTTCAGTTTGATTTGATGATTGCTTTTTGGCCAATGAATACGCCAAAAAGTTCTGTGTCGACGGTTTGACCCTTTTCAACACGTTCCTTGACCCAGGCCTTGAGAGTCTGGGGTTCTATCTTCTGTGCCTGCTCGGCAGGGTAGCCTTGCGTGCCCAGTAGATTCAGCAGACGAACGGAAAGCTCGTCTTCACCACGCCCGAAACGGACGCTGATGGTGTTTTTGATGATGTCGTCAAAGCCGTTATCGCGTAGCCATTGGTACGCTTCGGCTTGACGGGCCTTTGGAATGCTCGCTCCGTAGAACGGCTTGATGTCAATGCTACTGCCATCTTCCATGACAAACTTCTTCATCCCTGTCTCGGCCATAGCCTCGGGGATAGTCTGCTCGGTGAGCTTGCGGTACTGCTCGTTTCTCTCTGAGAGTACTTCCTCCATCTCAGCGATCTCCTTCTCAAGCATCTTGGCACGCTTGGCAAGCCCAGCAATACCAGATACCTGGTCATCAGATACCTTCAACGCACCTGCGTCATCTTCAAACAAATTCGTAAGACTCATCTATTTCTCCTTTCTTGAACAAATCAACCTCCAGTGGAATGTAGCGTCTTTCACGCTTGTCCCACTTGAGGCACTTAAAGCGGCCATTGTTTTTACTGGCTGCTACTGCACAGGCAATGCCTATGGCAGAGGGGTCTCCAATGAGGAGCAGATAGTCCTCATCAGAAAATTTCTCCAGCTTACGCTGAATACGGCGGACTGTCGGCACAACGGAGAAAGCTATCTGCGCATTGGGAGGCAGAATAGTTTCGATCTGGCCATAGTCCAGAGCGCTTGCTATGTTGTGTTGCGTAGTCTCCGAAACCACGTAAACCTTGGGCATGTGAATTTCTCCTTTCTGAATTCGAGCGGCCAGTGTACACTATCTTTTCAGGGAAATGCAACCCCTGCCAGAAAGATATACGTATGGACCAATTTTTATC